AAGGTAGAAGCCAGTATGTAGACAGCACAGTACAGGATACGGTTGAGTGGATTAAACCTTCACTCATGCGTGTGTTTGCCTCCGGTGATGAACTGGTTAAATTTGAGCCTAATAATCCGGGTGAGGTTGACATGGCTGCACAAGCCACGGACTATGTAAACTACGTGCTACAGAACCAACACAACGGTTGGGAGATTATGTACCAGTGGTTTACTGATGCGCTTCTACAAAAGAACGGCATCATCAAAGTGTGGTGGGATGAGTACGATGAGTACGTACGTGAAGAATACAATAACCTTAATGACCTAGAGTTTGAAGCATTAATGTCTGATAACTCAGTAGAGGTCATAGAGCATGATGAGTATGGTGGTGAAGATGGAAACTTTTACCATGATGTTATTGTAAAAAGATCACAGTACAACGGTAAAGTATGCATTGAAAACGTACCGCCTGAAGAGTTTCTTATTAACCGTGAAGCAAAAACCATAGAAGATGCAAGGTTTATTTGTCATCGTGTAAGAAAAACTTTGTCAGAACTTAGGCAGATGTATCCTGATATAGATGTTGAAGACCTCAAGGGTGGTGACACAGGAAGCCCTATGTGGAACGATGAGCAGAATGCCAGATACGCTTTTGATCACACACAAGATTTTTTCAATACATCACAAAATGCAGCACCTGAAGAGTCCATGCAAGAGTATTGGCTTTATGAGTCTTTTATTCGAACCGACTTTGACGGCGATGGTATTGCTGAATTACGTAAGGTATGTACAGTAGGTAGCACTATATTAGCAAATGATGAAATTGATAATATGCCATTTATCAGTCTTACGCCTATTCAAATATCACACAAGTTCTTTGGTCTTTCTGTGGCTGACTTGGTTATGCCATTGCAGAAGATTAAGAGTGTGCTGATGCGAAACCTGCTAGACAATATGTACAACCAGAACTACGGACGGTTTGCGGTATTGGAGGGTCAGGCAAATCTGGATGATTTACTGACGGCTAGACCGGGAGGCATCGTACGTGTTAAGTCACCTAATGCTGTCACCCCTCTGGCTACTCCTCCGCTTGAACCTTTTGTGTTTAACATGGTTCAGTATCTGGATGATGTACGTGAGTCACGTGCAGGTGTAAGCAGAATGAGTCAAGGAATGAATGAGGACGCATTGACCTCTCATACTACGGCTACTGCTGTTAACGCCGTAATGACTGCATCACAATCAAGAGTGGAACTTATAGCCCGTAACTTTGCTGAGACAGGCGTTAAGGATTTGATGTGTAAGATATATGAACTGTTAGTTAAGAACATGGACAAGAAGCGTGTCATCAAACTCAGGGATCAATGGGTAGAAGTTAACCCAAGGTCATGGGCTGACAGGATGGATGCTACTGTGTCTGTTGCTCTGGGCAACGGTAATAAGGATCAGCAGGTTGCACAGTTGACTCAGTTGACTCAGATGGCTATGGGTCAACAAGCCTCTGGTAGCCCAATGGTTACCCCTGAGAACCTATATAACTTGCAGGCATCATTGCTCAAGTCTATGGGGTATCAGAATGTAAACGATTATCTTACACCTCCTCAGATGCAAGAACCTCCACAACCTGATCCTATGCAAGAGGCGCAGTTACAGGCTCTTAACGTAGACACACAGGTTAAGCAGGGTGAACTAGAGGTTAAGAGAATGAAGGTTCAGAATGAGATTCAAGAAACCAAGATGGAATCTAAATTCAAAATGGCTGAACTAGCAATAGAAGACAAACAAAAGAGGGCAGTTAAAATAGGACAATGACACCTGAACAAAGGCAGAGCAATGCGAAAAGATTATTAGAAGATGATCTATTTGCAGAAAGTATAGAAGCGTTAAAAGCGCAACTACTACATGAGTGGCAAGTGACAAGCCAACATGATATTGAGAGTAGAGAACAGATTTGGCTTGAACTCAAACTGGTGGATAGATTAGTAGGACATATCCAATCAATATTTGAGGAAGGACAAATAACTAAATTTACATCAACAATGAGAAATATTTAAATTATGGCTATACCAAATGTGGTGGACACTACTCCAGTTGAGCGACCCACCGAACCATTAAGCGAAGCAATGAACATTGCTAACGCACAAGAAGAGATTCTAAAACTTATGGACGCTGATGAGGCGCAACCAGTAGTGGCAGAAGATCAACCTGTAGAAGAAACGGAATCACAACCTGTAGAGGAAGAGGAAGTTTTAGAAGAGGAGGCTGAAGTATCTGAGTCTGAGTCTGAAGAATATGAAGATGAAGATGAGGAATATGAAGCAACAGACAATCGTGATGCTGAAGGGCAGGAAACCGAAATGTACACCATCAAAGTTGATGGTCAAGACATAGAGGTATCCTTAGAAGAATTGCAACAAGGCTATTCACGGCAGTCTGACTACACAAAAAAGACGCAGGAGTTATCAGAAGAGCGCAGAACTATTGATGCGGAACGTGCTGAATACCAGAACGGACTAAATCAATTGATGGCGCAGCGTCAACAGTACGAACAGGCGTTAGGCCAACTAGGTCAACAGTTATCTCAGAACATGAGTAAGTTTCAGAATGTTGATTGGCAGCGATTAAAGAACGAAGACCCGCTAGAGTATGTCACCAAGCGTGATGAATTCCGTGAAGAACAGGAACGCATCAAGTCAGTGCATTACCACCAACAGCAGGTACAAGCACAGCAACAGCAAGAGATGGAGCAAATTCGTCAGAAGGCTGTAGCAGAGGAGATAGGTAAACTAGGGAAACTTATTCCTGAATGGAATGATCCCGATGCACAACCTAAGATCGCTAAAGATATTATGGATTATGGTGTAACCTCCGGGTTTACCAAAGAAGAGATGGAGGGTCTTGTTGATTCAAGGTCTGTATATCTTATTCATAAAGCCATGAAATATGATGCGCTTCAAAATGCTGACTTGAAAAACAAGAAGGTTAAAAACAAACCTAAGATGACTAAGAGCGGAGCCAAGCGACCCAAGTCCGATGCTAAACGTAGGCGTAAAGCCGAACTTTCAAAACAACTAAACTCTTCAGGGAAGGTTGCAGATGCAGCCAAACTGTTAGAGGATATTTTCTAAGGAGAAAATACTATGGCAGTACCAACTAATACACGGGAAACTTACGGAGCCATTGGCATTCGTGAAGACCTGTCAAATATCATTTACAATATCAGTCCGGAAGAAACTCCGTTCATGTCAAACATTGGTAAATCGTCTTGCGATAATACCTACTTTGAGTGGCAGACGGATTCTCTTGCATCAGCCAGTACCAGTAACCGTGTTGCTGAAGGCGATGACGCAAGTGCGCTTGCAGTGGCAGAACCGACACGCCGTGGAAACTACACGCAGATCAGCACGAAAGCAATCCAGACTTCTGGAACCGCTGAAGCCGTTGACTTTGCGGGTCGTAAATCTACGGAAGCCTATCAAATGGCGAAACGTGCAAAAGAACTGAAGTTGGACATGGAAGCAATGCTTCTTACCAACAACGGTATGGTTGCGGGTTCGTCAGGTACGGCACGTGAAACTGGCTCTGTCGGTGCATGGATTCAGTCAAACCTAGAGAACGGAACGGCTGCTGCTTCTTCCGCTTTTGGTACGACTCCTCCGACTGCGGGTACAGATAAGGCTGTTGTTGAGTCCGACATCAGAGACCTCATGAAGAAGTGTTGGGATGCGGGTGCAAGCCCAAGTGTCATCATGGTTGATGGTGCGCTTAAGCAGAAAATCTCTACGCTTTCGCAGAGTGTTTCTGAGTTGCGTACGTCTGCTAATGATCAGTCGCCTGCATATGTCGTGGCTGCGGTTGACATCTATGTCAGTGACTTTGGCAATCTTCAGATTGTACCTAACCGGCATATGCCTGCCAAGACCTGCTACTTCCTAGATTATGAGTATTGGGATATCGCTTATCTGCGACCTTTCAATACCTTTGATCTGGCCCGTACAGGTGATAGCATGGCGAAGCAACTGGTTGTGGAGTACGGTTTACGTGCCCGCAATGAGGCTGCTAACGGTGCCATCCTTGGTTGGGACCCGGCTCTCTAGGAGCGGTAATTGGGATGCCCCCTTCGGGGGGCTGACCTTTTGAATTAGATGACCTATAAAGGAAAGAACATGAAACTAAGTAAGAAACATTTTGATAGACAGCCTGACAAAAAGGTTGAATCGAAGAAAGTAGATGCTATGGCTGAACTGAAAAAGGCTTACAGCAAACCACAAAAGGTTGCCAAGGTAGGAGGCAAGGGGTATGTCTAAGACCATATTTGATATAGATGAAACATCTACAACTTACTTTGAAGAAGGTGACAAAGAGTTTACCTTAACCAAGGTACAGGATACAGCACCTGTACTGGATAATAACAAGAAAGAATTCAACAGTGGAATAAATAACCCTACAGATGGTATGTTTGGAAGAAAGGTAGCGTCTATTCCCTTGGTTGTATGGCAGAACTGGATGAAGGAAACTAACGGAGCGGTCAGAAGCGACCCTGTTTTGTTGGCTAAATACCTGAATGATCCAGACAATAAATACTTCAGAACACACAACAGTAGGATATAATTATGGGATTTTTTTCAAAGCCGTCACAAGAAGAAATGCAAGCAAGATACAAGGCTATGGCAGAACGAAGCGTTCTAAAGAATGGTGTGTTGCCAACTGTTCCTGCGGGAACTCAACAGGTTATTTATGGACAGAATCAAAACTCACTTGGGTTGAATTACGGCGATGCTGCTCCTACCATATATGAGCGCAACGGAAGAAAGTTTATTAGAAACCCTCATGGTGCAGGCGATTATGTTTTTAATGAAAGGACAGGAGCGTATCATGCACCGGGCGGTGATGGTGCCGGTGGCATCCTTATGTTTAGTCCTGCTAAAGAGGCTGAAGAAGATGAAGATGAGGATAATAAACAGGCTTCATCCGGTGGCTCTGGTGGCTCTGGTGGCGGTGGTTCTGGTGGGGGAGGTAATAACGGTGGTGGAAATGATACCGACCAAGGAACCGTTACATACGCAAGACCAAAGAAGAAAGTTCTAGGACATAAAGTTGCTTCAAAAACTATACTAGGAAATGGTTATAGTAGTATGGCTAACTATGCTCCTGAAACGTCAGGTCAACCACAAAACACATTAGTTAATTCTGATAATTGGTTGATTGAGTTAGACCCTAATGACGCACTTGCAACCGATCCCGGGCAGGTTACATACGGTAGTAATGTTGTTCTTAGCCCATACGTAATTTCTTAAGGAGAATATAATGCAAGGATCGATAACTACAACGGAAAGCACTAATACCAGTAAACCTTGGCAACAAGAGTATTACAAGCGTATGCTTGCACAGGCTGAGAATCTTTATAATCAAGGAATGCCTGATTATTACTCTGGCCCAACTGTAGCGGGTTTTACTCCTGCTCAGATGGAGTCTATGAATCTGACATCTAATTATGTTACTGGTGGCGCTCAGGACATGATGAATAATCAGAACCAAATTTATCGTCAGATGATGAGTGGTCGGGTAGACACAGGTGCAGGCACACCTTATGGTGATATGGCTGATGCATACAGGAGACAGGCAGTAAGTCAGGCTCAGGATGCTATGGCTGAGTTAAGAACAGGTCAGGTTGCTTATCAACCCGGCGGTTCCTCACGTGCCGAACTATTAAACGAACGTGTTATGGAAGACACTAACCAAGGCATCAGTGATAATCTGGCTTCTATGTACGGAAATGCGTATGATCAGGCACAGCAAAAACAGGTTCAGGCTCTAGGCCAGTATGGCAGCATTATGAATATGCCACTAGAGATGAGCAAACAATTGTACAACCGTGTTGGTCTACCACAGCAGACTCTTAATCAGGCTCTTATGGATGATCAGAAGAAGCGATACGACTACAACGCAATGATGCCTTACAACAACCTTGCTCAGTTCCAGAGTTTCATCAGCGGTAATTACGGTGGACAAAATATGGGAACTTCTACTTCAACAGCAAGGCCATTATAGGATAATAATATGTTTGCAGCAATACTAGGATCATTAGTAATGGGAACTCTAGCCTCTAAGGTTGGAGAGAACATCGTGGGTAAAAGACTTGGCATGAGTGAGAAGGATCGCAAGTTGCTAGGCACTGTGTTTGGCATGGCAGGTGGAGCCTACGGTGGATATGCAGGTCAGGCAGGCTTTGGTTCCTCTGGAATAGGGGCAACCGGAGCCTCTGGTTCTGCGGGTGGAATGGGTGGTCAATCTCCCAAGGTGGGTGGTGACTATGGCACCGCTATGGACCTATACAGCCAACCAACTCAGTATGATGCTATGGCATCTATGACTCCGGGTATGGATATGTATTCCAATGCTTCTTTTGGAACTAACCCTCACTCTGGATTCAATGAATTTACAGGAGGTTACGATGTAGATTTAATGGGTGGTCAAGGTTACGCAAGTCAATATGATCAAATGGCAGGTATGCCTGCTGAAAGTTATGGCATGGATAGTTTCCGAATTAATGATTACGATAAGATGGCAAGTATGCCTGCTAGAAGTTATGGTATGGATATGTATGCTGCCAGACCCGGCAATGAAATGTTTAGTATAGGCAGACCTGACAACACATGGGTTAATCCTAATGCTCCTACTGTAAAGCCTGATAATTGGTTTGATATGATTGAAGTTCCAGAGCCAACATTCCAAGGTGGTCCTAGCGGGAACGTAAGCGCACAAACATATGCTTTGGATACTCCTTCCAGAACTATAGACCTTGCGCCTCCCGGTGACCCGAATGCTGTTTTCCAAAATGCAGGAGATGTAGTAAATCAAACTCAGTATGACTTAATGGCAAGTGGTGATCCAAGCATTGATGTGTTAGGGCAGGTTGAACAAGTTAATAGCAATAATCTTAGCATGAGTGATGGGTTCTCAACGTCAACCGGTGATGAAGTAAGATTAATTCAGGCAAACGGTGATGGAACCTTTACTGAAATTGGTGCGCCTTCTGATCTAAGCACCTCA